CGGCGTCTTTCAGGATGCGGCGGATCTTGTTCCTGTTGGATTCCGTCACGCCTTTGGCGTTGCTTTCCAGCGTGGCGTTGAAGCTGGCGGGAGCGGGACGGACGCGCGACAAGTCCAGCCCCGCCGCGCGGGCTTCTTCGGCGCCCACGGGGGCAATATTCATGCCGGACAGGTAGTCAAAGGGCGGGTAAGGCGTGCCGAACCGCGAAAGGCGGATCCAGATATCGGAAGCCGCCAGCGCATAGCCGACGGTTTCTCCGCGGATGAAGCCGGATGATACCGCTTCCGTGGCTTCTTCTTCCAGACCGGCCCGGGCACGGTTCCAGCGTTCGGCCCAGTAGCGAGGGTCTTCCCTGCCCTGGGAGCGGTAAAATTTGAAGGCGGCCGTGTCGTCGTCCTGCGTCCAGTGGTACCAGTTCCGGTAGCCGTGGGACATGGCCGCGTTTGTTTCCATGACGACCTGGATGCGGACCCAGGAGGACAAATCCTGAATGCCTCCCTGCCCCGTCGCCGGGGGGCGGTAGCCCTGCTGGCGCAGGGTTTCGCGGATGGCCTGCTGCGCTTCCTCGTAGCTCATAGCGCCGGCGGCAACCTGGGACGCCTTGTCCTCAAAATCGGACAGGATGACACCGGGTTCTACCCCGGACACGAAGAAGGCGCGTTCGGCGTAGTCGTTGGCAATCATTTCCATCTGGGCGGCGGTCATCATCGGTAGGTGCTTCTCATGGGGTTGAACCAGGGGCGGCGCGTGTAGCGCGGCATCATGTAGGCGGGATCCGCGGGCGCGGAGCCGTCCACGCTTTCCGGCAGCATGTCCCCTTTGGCGTAGAGCGTCAGCATCGCGTCCGCCGAATCGGCGGCCTTCTGGCGCGTCTCGGTCAGGTTGAGCTGGTAGCGCAGGTAGAGCTGCCGGATAATCAGCGGCCATGCCAGGGACCGCATGCTTTGCGGAATGTCGTACATGCCGCTGTTTTGTAGGGATTGCCGCAGGGCGAGGTTGTTGGCCAGCGCCCCGCGGATGGTCATGCAGACATCGTTGACCGCCTCCATCATGACGTCCCGGTAGTCCAGGCTGCGCTGCTCCCCGGCGGTCACCAGGGCGGCGCGTTCGGCGGTGTTGAGGCCGAGCAGCCGATCGGCTTCGTCGGTGGAAATCGTGGACCAGGCAGGAAAGGCGGACATGATGGAGGCGGGGTTGGGGTTAATCGCCGGTGTCCGTCGCGTCGATGCGGACGATGGCGCCGGGGTTGGTCAGCTTGGTCAGCGAGTAGACGCGGTTGGTGACGAGCGTCAAGGCCGGCGTCGGCTTGTATTCGGTGATGACTTCTCGGCGAAGCTTGCCGGAAAGCCCGAAGGTTTTGACGGCGGAGGCATCGAACTGCGTCGGGGAGTCTTCTTTGTACAGGACGTAGACTTCGTTTTCCATGATCGTCTTCGCGTCGCCGGAAGCGTCGCGGTACGGCATGGACGCGATGTAAATATCCCGGATAGGACGGATCAGAGCCATGCGAAGAAGGTCTTCGTTGAACAGGCCGACGCTGTTGAAGGAAACCACCTGACGCGCGAGCGTGTTGGAGCGAAGCAGCTGCCATGCGTTGATGCCGAAGACAATCGTGTTCGGCATGTGTCCGGTTGCGGCATTGATGGACAGGATCGCCTGGTCCAGATCCGCCAACGGGTTTTTCTGCTGGTTGGCCCAGTCGCCCATCCCGGAAGCGGCCGGAAGCTGGCTCATCAGAAGCTTGGCGCGTTCGTATTCGTACGACGTCACAAACTGGGATTCGATGAGTTTGTATTCCGCCAGGGTGATGGCCTGCGCCTTTTCCCGGTTGACGCCCAGCAAGGCGTCAGGGATGGGCAGCGTCAAGCCGTAGCCCTGAAGGGTGTCGGTTTCGTTTCTGCCGCGAAGGACGGTCTGGCGGGGAGGTTCGCCCGGTCCCACCTGGATGGGCTGGACGGTGAAGGCCGATTCCGTGTCCCAGACCTTGTACTGGAAATTCAGGTCATAGACCGGGACGATCGGAGCGATGCGGCTGATGATGGAGTTCTCTTCGGTGTTCCCGGACCCCGCGGAATAGGAGGTCAGGACATCGGTGAACTGAACGGCGGAGCAAAATGGAGTAGCCCTTGTTCTTGGTCTTTCTGTTGGTTAGGGTTAATAGTTAGGCTGCGGCAACCTGGTAGGACGGGACGAATCCGATTTCCACAAGTCCCTTTTCCCACTTGGCATGAATAACGCGGGCATAGACGGTTTCTCCGCTGGCGGCGGCCTTCCATGTCCCGTTGGCCGTGATGGTGACGGGCGTTCCGGAGTTGATGGTTCCGGGCGTGTCGGATAGAGCCACCTTGATGAGGCCGGCATACATGCCGACGAGCGCGGCGACGCAGGTCCCCTTGTTGGGCTGTCCCTGCAGGACGACGCCGAGCAGCTGCTCCTGCGTGGGGATAGCGGACAACGGAGTTCCGACAAATTCAGGGATGTCGGGATTTGCGGTCAGCGCCACGACGGTTCCTTCCTGTCCGCACAGGTCAACGCCTTCCGGGGCGTTGAAATAGACGATGGCGCTTTTCTGGGTTACGTTGAGTGATGGCATTGGGTTTGATCAGGTTGAATAATTAACGTTGGGCGGAGACGATGAAGCCCTCTTCGGTCGCCTTCTGGTAGGCGTCATAGCGCTTCATGCCTTCCTTGATGAGTTCGTTCACACGGTTGTTGAATCCGTCAATGGATTCCTTCTTGCGGAACGGATCAGGGGGATTCAGCGTCGCGCGGCGGTTCAGAGGCGTCCTTTGCGGAAGCTTCTTCTGCTCCGGCTGCTCCTGTTTCTGCGGGCCCGCCTGGCGGTTGAGCGCGCGGATAAAGGCGTTCAGCGCGGCGGGGCTTTCCCGGAGAGAGTTTTTCAGCTCTTCCCGGCGTTCTTCCGTGAATTCCTCGCGTTCTTCCTCGTCCAGCGCGTTTTCGTACGTGCTGACGGCGTCGTCCACTTCGGCGTTCACGTGGTCTTTCTCACGCTTTTCCAGCGAGAGCAATTCATCAAGTCGTCCGAGGATCGCCCTGCTCATGTCGTCGGTGCCGTCAAATTCGACATCCAGCTTGTCAAGCAGGGAATCGAACAGGGCCCGCTGGGCCTTGTCCATTTCCTTGGACGGATATTCTCTATCGTCGTTGTCCATATTGGTGTTCTGGGTTGTTTCCCCCTCTTCGGGGCTTTTGGGTTCGCCCCCGACCTCGTCGGAGGCGGGGGAAGTCTGTCGGTTGACCAGAGGCCGCTTTCCCTTGATGCGTGGACGGTTGGTCAGGGCAAAGCCGGTCAGGCGCGAAGGACGGTAGACCCCGTCCGACAAGGTCATCCCTTCGCCATATTCGGTGGATGATTGCGTGTATTCCTTGTCCTGCAGCATCTTTAGGCCGCGCGGCGTCCATTCGATGAAGCCGTAGAGTTCCAGCGTGCCGGAAGGGTCGCGGTAGGTGTCCAGCCTCTTGAGCCATCCGAGGGCCCGAGTATCGCGGGAAAGGTCGTGGCTCAGGTGGTCGCCGTCGATGAGCATGCCCGGGCCGTCAAAGGTGCGGGCGTTGAAGTCGTCCACCATGTCCTGGATCGCCTGCTCGTCGACGCGCAGCACGGCGGGTCCTTCGCCGTAGTCGACGTCATGATCCCCGCTCTTCTCGACGTGGAACCAGCCGTTGGCGGGTTGGGAGAGGTCATTGATTTGTTTCGTACTGATCATCGGTAAATCCTTTCATGAGTCCGGCGTAAATCATTTGCTGAAGCTGCTCGTAGGCGTCGGGCGGAATGAGCGCTTTTTCCGGTTCCCTGTTGGCCGCCGCCGTCACCGGAACGGGTTCCTGCGTGCCCTCGATCGACATGCCGATCTTTTCTTCGATTTCGGTTTTCTCGGGGCGGACGCCTCCGTCCGCAAGCGCGGCAATTTCCTCGGCCTTCTGCAGCGGCGTCTGGACAGTGTCAAAAGTGATGTGGAGGCGGGCCAGCGGTTCTCCGTCTCCCAGGACAAGCGGGCTGATGGCGGCGTTAAAAGCTTCGGCGACCTTGGAACAGACCGCGGAGACGACCGAATTCCAGCTGTCCGTGTGCGCTCCCCCGGCCAGCGTGCCGGAGCCTGATTCATTCAGGACGGTCAGAGTGCCGGCCATGACAAACCGCACCTGGTCCTTGTCGGACATGTTGATTCGGGACAGGAAATAGTTTTCGTTGATGTTGGAGGCTTTCAACGGTTCGGCGGTGCAGCCGGGAGGAAGCACAATGGAGGCTCCCGATTTGAGTTCCTCACAGGCCCGTTCCAGCGCGTCCATGACGGCGGCGCTCGCGTCCTTGGGCGCCGTGATGATGACCGGGGCGCTTCCGTAGCGGTCCATATGGTTATCCCACGTGATTTTCGCGTGGTTGCGCTCAAAAGAGGCGCGGGTTGCCGGAAAAAGAATGGGGTTCCGGTGCTCCATGACCACGAGCGTTTCTTCCTCTACGCTCTCGCCTGTGTCGACCCCGATGTAGCACTGGGGGTTGAACTGCCAGTCGTTCAGCGCTCCGGGCCGCACCCAGTACCGCTGCGGGATGAATTCAAACCGGCGGCCCCAGGCGTCCTCAATGTATTGGAGGTGGGCGTAACCGTAGAACATGCCGGAGGCCAACTGCCCAAAGGCCTGTTGAAGTCCGGTGACGGAGTGATAGAATTCTTCCAGCGCGTTTTGCTGACGCTGGGCTTCGGGGCTGTCGTCCGCGGCGTCAATCACCCATCCCTGCATGGAGACGCTTTCAATGAGTCGGGAATAGAGCATGCCCAGCAAGCCGTCCGAGTAGATGACCTCGTCCCAAATGAGCATTTGGCGGGCAAAGGCTCCCCGCCGCGCTTCGTTCCGGGCGTCAATCAGGGTTTGCAGGTCGGCGCCCTGCAACGGATCCCAATATTCAAACCATTGGGGCTGGTTAGGCTTCCTGCTCTGTTCCGTCAAGGCTCGCCGGGTGAGTTCCGTTTCAAGCTCCTTGATTCTGGTCTCCTGTTGGGCTACCAGCTTCGGGGCGTTGAGGATATTTTTGACGGCGTTAAACCTGAGGCAAAGAAAAGGTGGTTGCAGGGGAAGGAGTTGGACCTTCGATTCAGGGACAGGAACCCCGCGTGATACCGTTTCACCACCCTGCGATTAATTACATATCTTCATATATTGATACGTTGATATATTGTCAACCCTAATATCTCCCGTAAGCGCGTTTTGATGACACGGGCCGGGCGTACCAGGCTCCCAGCGTCCGCGCCAGTCCGCTGTTCCGGCGCGCGTGCCAGGCCATCACAAGGGCGTCGGCCCGGTCGGGGGAACGAACGCCCCGCTTTGCCATATCTTCCTTGCTTTCAATGCGGACGCGGCCTATTGCATCCGTCTGGAGCCGCGGCGCGACCAGCTGTTCAATCGTGTCCTCGTCAATGTCGAGGATGAGTTCTTTTTCCTCAATGGCGCGCGCCAGGGCCCGCCATGCCTGGGCTCGCAGATTGACAAAGGCTTGTGTGTCATCCGCCGGAAACCCGCCGCGGTAGGAGTGCACCGGAAAGCCCTCGGCGCGGAAGTCATCAATGATGGGGAGCCCTAGGCCGTCGCCGTCGGCAAAGATGCGGTCGGCAGAGATGCCGAGTTCGGCGGCCTTCCGGCGGAAACGTCCGCGCGCTCCTACGGTGTCCGGGTCGGACCAGTGGTCGGCGATGAAAAAACGGTTGCCCTGCCCGGCCGCAAAGACGTTTTCATCGCCTCCCGCGGCAAAGTCGAAGCCGCCGCAGGTCTCTCCGGTGTCCAGGAAGGGAGGCGGGTTGTTGACCAGCTCCATGAGAGCGCGGCGGGAAATGACGGATTGTCCGTCAAGGTCGGTGAATTCGCCAAGGATGGCCGAGCGGTAGAAGGAGGACTGCTCACCATATTCTTTCTTCAGGCGTTCGGCCTTGCCCGGGTCGTTGATTTCGATGTGCGGGCAATCCTCGTATTTGACGCGGATTTTGTAGTAGAGCGATGAATTTTTGTGAAAGCAGTCGTAGAAGGTGCCGGAATCGGCGCCCGGCGACGAGGTGATGAACGCGTGAAAGAGCGTGCAGCGGGAAACGGCGGTGAAGATGGAGTCCGGAATGGTTTTGGCCTCGTCCAGGACGTAAAAGACAGGATCCACGTCGGGCGAGATTTTTGGATGCCATCCTTCCGCACGTCCCGCGTTGTCGGTGGAGAAACCCACGGCAAAGCCTCCCTCCGGCGTGCGGATCTCCGTCTTGTTGAAGGTCCAGCCGGAAAAGAAAGGATTGTCCATGTAGCGGCGGAGCGCGGGAAAGAGCTGCTTTTCCACCTGCATCCACGATGAGGACGTAACGGGGACCTGTCCCCGCGGAAAACAGGTGAGAAAGTACAGGATGGCGGGAGCGATGCAGTTGCTTGTCTTGCCGGATCCGTTAGGAGCGACCAGAGCCACGCTTTTCCCTCCCAGGGTCAGCTTGCCCAGGGACAACGCCTTGATGGCCTCCACCTGCCATGGATAGGGGTCAAGGCGGAGGATATGGCGCAAGAAGAAGCTGACGGGGATTCGTGTCCTGACGGGTTAGGGATGGAGTTTGCCGGCGATGGTTTCCAGCGCGGTTTTCTCGTCTTCCTGTAGCTGGGCGAGCTGCTCAGGGTCCAGCGTGATTTTCCGTTCCAGCGGCGCTCCGGGAACGCCGGCGACGTCCTGACGGACCCGGTCTCCGAATTTATCAGGAGCGAAGCGGGCGGCGACTTTCAGCCGGGTTTCAATGGCGAGCTTCTTGGCAGCGACGGAGGCGGAGCCGCATTCCGGATCGAGGGCGACTTTCGCGGCTTCGTCGGCCAGCTCCTGGCAGGCGTCGATCATGGCTTCCGACTGCGCTTCCCGCGCGCGTTGAATGAGTTTGGAAAACTCCGGCTTTGTTTCACGCCAGTTCCAGACCGTCCAGACCTCCGGCATGTGATCATCGGAGCAGATGAATTTCATGGTTTCCCCGTTGGCAAGGCGGGAGGCTATTTCGGCGGCCAGTTCTTCGGTGTAGAGACTCGGCCGCCCCGGTTTTCTTTTGGTGGTAGGTTTCTTTTTCCTGCGGCTGTAGTTTAATGGTTCATGGAAACTGAATCAAGATTCAATGGGTGACAGTCAATTATCCTTCATCCTCCCTGTTCCGCTTCTTCTCTCAATTCCCGGAAAGAAGCCCATTCGCAGGTGATGACGCCTCCGGCTTCATGCATCCGGCTGACAATGGCGGGACCCAACGCAGGTTCAACCTCTTCCGCCCGGAGGTTGGATATGATGCAAGTGGGTTTCCCTGCCTGGAAGCGGGCATCTACCAGCCTATCGATTGAGTAGGCCGCGAAGTCTGAACGCTTCAGCTCGTGGAATTCGTCAAGAACTAGAAAGTAGGGCCGCTTGAAACGGGACATCACACCCTTTTCGCGAGCTTTTTCGTCCTGACGCAGGGCAAGGCAAAAATCATAAGCCTTGCTGTACCGGCAAGACCTGCCAAGGCGCGTCAGCCCACGGGCAATGGATGAAGCCATGACGGTTTTCCCTGTGCCGCATGGGCCATGCAGCGCTACAATCGCGCCGGGCGTTTTCACCAGCGCGCTTACGCGACGCCTGGCGGCTTTCCACGGCGTTTCACCGTCCGGCAACGTATCCAGGGCATGAAGGGCCCGGCGCGGGAATCCGGAAGATGACAGAAGGCAGAACTCGTCCTCCCGGCGCTGCAGTTCTTCCCTCATGGCTGCCTCCAGGGCGGCGCGTTCCTCCGTTTCCGGGTCGTCCGTTACCAAGGCTTCCAGGCGGTTCAGGATCCCGGCTATTTCCTGGTCGTCGCACATGGCGGCGGCGGAATGTACATTGTTCATGTTAATAGCCATAAGTTTTTGATTGTTGAGTAGTTTGTTGTGGTTCCGGAGTGTTTCTTTTCCGGATGTTGTCGAGGTATCGCAAAGCGAACGCCCTCACAGCGGCCCGCCAATTGGCTACCGGCACCCCCTGCCTGTCTACCCATCCGGAAGCTTCCCGGTCGTTGAAGAAAAGCAAGGCAATTTGTTTAACATCGGAATGTTGAAGAGGAAGAGCCCCTTTGAAGGCCTCTGCTGTCAGGAAATCCTCCACCTCTTCGGACGTCTCCGGCAACGGAATGGCGCGTTTTTCTTTTTCATTGGCCCTCGTTAGAGGGACAATGTTTTCTTTCTTCTCTTCTCTTCTCTGGTCCGCATGTTGTCCGCATGTTGTCCGCTTCCTGTGCGGACGTTTGTCCGCATTATCGTCGTAACCCATTCTTTCCAGGCGTTTTCTTTCTGCTTCCATTGCGCGGCGTTTCGCGGATTGGCCGTTGTGCCGTCCAAAGTTGGGGAACTCAAGGGAGGCAGCGCGTCCCTTGAGCCAGCCCACCTGGCGAAGCGCATCGGCGAACCCGTTCAGGTCCGCAATGTCGTCAATGTCTTCTTCCGAGATGTCCATCCCGGAACCTGTGAAAGAATGAGTGTCCGCCCAGGACCATACGGAAACAAGACGTCCTACAATGTCGAACCTGGATAAATGAAGAGCGCGGGCCATGCGGCGCACTTCCGGCTTATCGTTCAGTTCTTTTTCCACTTTGATCCAGTCTCCGGCCATGTACTATTTCCTTTCTTCTTTTAAGATTACCTGATTTTTAACGGCTTCTTCAAGTAGATGCACGCAGCTAAAAGCTTTATTTCTTCAGCGCGGTTGACAGCGTGAAAGCGTGCACTGGGTCGGATTTTCTTAACCTTGCCTCCAGGAAGGACATGCAGCAATCCCCACCGTTCCGGCAGGTCATTTTCTATGATGACTCCCGGTTCGCAGATGTAATATCGGTAATCACACATACCCTCTTGAGGATTGACGCGGAACGGCTTTTTAGCATCTGCCAAAAAATCCGCCCGGCTGGTTTTGGCTTCCACAAGGATGCTCCAGCATCCCTTGAATCCTATAGCATCCGGCATCTCGTTTACAATGATGCAGTTCGGTTCAGCAATCGCCACCCGGCAACGTTGGGAGCCCAGGAGCCAGCGTTCAGCGATTTCGCACAGTTCCCGGTGCGTCCTCGGTATTAAAGATGTTGGTTTACGTGCCATATCAAAAAAGCGTCAGTTGGGGGTTGTAGATTTCATAAATACCAGGAAGACGGTCTTCCCGCGGCGGTGCCCGAACAAAGGTTCATGGCTGGCCAGCTTCAACACTTCTGCCGTGCTGACCTGATCCTCACACCATTTGAACACCAGAACGCCGCCCGGTTCCAAAACCCGGAAACACTCCCGGAATCCGGCCTTCAAATCATCCCTCCATGTCTTCCGATCCAGTTTTCCGTATTTCTTGGCCAGCCAGGACGATTCCCCGGCGTGAATCAGGTGCGGAGGGTCGAACACGACAAGGCGAAACGCCCCGTCACTGAAAGGCATGGCCCGGAAGTCTCCGACGACATCCGGCTTGATTTCCAGAGTGCGCCCGTCGCAAAGCGTGTGTGTTTCCTCCCGGCGGTCCATGAACACCACGTCAGGATGGCGGCGGTCAAACCAGAACATGCGGGAGCCGCAGCAGGCATCAAGCACAGGCTTCACTTGCCCTCCTTTCCTTCTTGGAATCTGCCAAGCAAAACCCGGAATGCAGTTGCTGCCACAGCCGGTACTTGTCCGTTGCCAATGGCTTTAAGGCGGTCCACTCTAGCGGCCACCCCATGAGCCACTCGACCCACGTCGGGTTCAGCTGACCACCACTCCCCGCAGTCATTTGTTTCCGCTCGTCCGGCGTGATAATTCCCTTGGCTTCCAGGTCTTTCATTTTCCGATAACTCCCCGTCCCCCCGCACATCCCCTTGGTGCGGGGCGTTGGAAACTGTGAAACCACAGTTATCAATTTCTTCCCTGTTTTCCGGTTGCTTTCCTTGCCGCCGCAACTGCTCGTTGGAGTCGGAAACATCCGGACAAATTCGGGTAATCCCTGCTGACTGCTTTTCGGGCCACGTCTCTTGTAATCCGAGGCAAAGGGGCTTGGGAATTTCACGGCCAGCCCCAGCGGCGGAGTTGAGACTTTTCCGGCTGCATATCGGGCCAGCCATGACTCCGGGTTTTCCGCCCCCGTCTTGCCGGCGCGGGGGGGGGTAGGCCACATTCCGCGGCTCCGGGCGGCATGCCGGGAATTCGACCCTCCGTCGAGACCTTTCGTTGTCGCTGTTGGCCACATCATCCCCGGCATCCAGCCTGTTGTCGCTACATCCATCAGGCTCTTGGGTCCCCGTGAATGGCTCCCCTTGTTGGGGGCGTTGCAAGCCGTTGGCGTGGGGATCATGTGCAAGTATCCAGATGCGCTTTCTGACGTGCGGGGCTCCCACATCGTCCGCTCCCAGCACAAGCCATTCCGCATCGTACCCGATTTCGGCAAGATCACCGAGGACTCTGGCAAGTCCTCGTCCCACAAGCAAAGGTGAGTTTTCCAGGAATGCGAATTCCGGTCGTACCTCATTGATAATTCGGTGCATTTCCCGCCAGAGGCCGGAGCGGGCGCCGTCAATGCCGGCGCCTTTTCCTGCGGCTGAAATGTCCTGGCACGGGAAGCCTCCAGATACCACGTCAACAAGGCCGCGCCACGGTCGTCCGTCAAAGGTTCGTACGTCATCCCAAACCGGGAAAGGCGGGAGTAAGCCGTCATTTTGTCGGGCGAGCAGCACGCTTGCGGGATAGGGTTCGAGTTCGACGGCGCAAACGGTTCGCATTCCGAGCAGCTCGCTGCCAAGTATGCCTCCACCAGCGCCCGCGAAAAGATGTAGCTCATTCACTCTCCCTCCTTTCTCGGCTCCCAGTAGCAAAAATCCTCAAGATGAATGCCGGGGATGCAGTCAGTATGAGGGCAGTTGTATCCTAAATAACGGCAAGTCTTGCACTCTCTTCGTTCCAGCGGCACCCACGCCCTACACTCGGCCCGCTTCTGCCAGACCTTTTGGACTATTTCCCGGCGTATATCTTCATGGGACTCTTCATGCCAGAAGACACACCTACGGGCATCCTTCCAGAGCTGAAACAGTTCCCCGTACTCAAAAAAAGCTTTCTGTTCAGGCGTCATTTTCATTTTCTTTTTCCTCATATTTTAAGTAGACTTCAATCGCTTTAAGAAATCCTTTGTATTGGCCCGCTAAATAGAGGTAATACCCAAATGAGAAAATGGATACTAAAACAACTATAAGTTGCGCAATATCAAATATCATTGCTTCCTCCTTTCTGCTCAATCTCCCACGGCCATTGATCCACCTCATCACAGTAAATGATGGAAGCATCTCCTGCGTAGTTGCGAACGGTTATTGTGCATAAATCAAGGTCTTGAGAGACAATCGTAACGGGATAAATACTGCCACTATACACGAGCTTGTCCCCCGGCCAGACCCTCATGATGGGAGGAAACAAAGAAACAAGCCTATCCATATCTTCAATGCACGCTTTCTTGGTTTTCCAAAAATGGGAACTCTGGAAGAAGCAGTTGTAGCAACCAGCAACCCAATCGGTTGTTATCCCATGGACATCATATCCTCGTATGGCTTTCAAAGGTGTGCCGCACAGCGGGCATTTAGGCGTTTTCTTTTTCATAGTCTTTAATCAGTTCCTCCACGTCATCCTTTAATGACTCGCTATCATCCTTTAATCCGTCCAGATCCCATTTCAGGCTGTCCAGCTGATTGGAAAGGATACGCAGTCTATCCAAAAAGGACTGATATACCTCTTCTTCTTCCATTTTCTGCGGACCGCATTCCGTGCAAGAATCCATGTCCACAAAAATTTTCCCGTCTTTTTCACAAGCCCGGAGCGGGTAAGCGCCATGGCCGGGTTTATCGCAATAGACATTGTTCATTTTAATTTATCCTTTCTTGATTTTAAGTTTTCCGTTCAGACCCATGGTCCAGTCGTCAAAAGTGACGGTGCCGGACAGGTTGATCACGGGGTAGGCGTCATGTGGGTTAATGTGGTAAGTTCTCTTCTTGTGCTTAACCAGGAGATACCCGCCTTTCAGAGCACCGGAAACGGTGCCTCTAACGCCCATAGCCGTTATTTGCTGTCCGATCCGGAAGCAGGTGCCGCAAATGGCGTTGAGGTCATCCAGATCGGCCTGTGCGGTTTTGGTGACAGAGGCTTTTCTTTTGCGGTTGTATTCCTCCATCCAGAGCCGTTTTTTCTCTCTTTCTTCCGGGCTCATTTTCCGAGTTCCTTTCTTTTGTAGGTTTCAACGGTTTTTGTTTGATAATCACAAAAGCCCTCATGGTTGAGGTAGCAGCGGCCAAACTGGGCCAGGGCAAAAGCGTCCGCCTCGTTATTATTGCTCATATCCGCCGCCCAATGCTGAAAAACGCGTTTGAGCATCAAATCCTTTTCCGCATTGCCCTTCCCCGTTGCAAATTTCTTATTGGTGGCAGGTGCAACAACGATGAAAGGTATTCCCATGTCCAGGAGCAGGAGGCGAATAACGCCGCCCAATTCCGCCAGCCCGGCCATGCCCTGGGAAGATCCATAGGAATACCCCTCAATAACAGCAAGGGAAGGCTGTGTTTGGTTGATGATGTCCAGCACCGCATTGCGGATTTCAGAGAGACGTTTAACGCTCCTGTTCCTGGATTTGATGACGCCCCATTTAGGGGAACCATCCCACACCAGAGCCCACCCTGTAGCGGTTAGCGACAGATCAAGACCTAAGATGCGCTTGCTCATTATGCCGCCCTCCCTTCTACGGCTGGACGGATTTGAGGCATGATGACGTCAAATTGGTCTCGGTATTCCCGTTTGAAATCATTCAGCGTCTCGTTGATTTGGTCGGTGTAGGCATCCCAGTTCACTTTGATCAGGAAGGGACGCAAACCCCGGCAATAGGAGAAAAAATACCATGTCCGCAGCCCGGTCACCGCCATGGATCCGTGCACCTGGGGACGGTATTCGGGAGGCAGCTCGCCGTTGAGCAGGTAGAGGGCGTGAGTCTTGGAGAGGGGGCACTTGATTTCAAGGCCCGCCATGTAGTCGCCAGACTGGTCAACGATGAGCCCGTCAGGGCTGCATCCCACCGGTCCGTCTTGGCAAAGGACGAAACCCACTTCCTTGACGGTCATTCCCGTGATGGTTCTGAATTCGTCCCGGGCTTCCGGTTCCAGCTCTTCTCCCTGGTCCGTATGACGGTTGCCTTCCCACTTGATTTCATCGGGCCGCAGGAAGGAGCAGCACAGATCAATGATGAGTTCTCCCCAAGGGCCCCTTTCCTGATGCGTTCTTGGCTGGGGTTTCTTTCCCGTAGGCGTCAGGAGCCGTTTAAAGTTGCTCGCAGTCAGACGGCCGGCGCGCAGCTTAAACCAGGCTTCCGACCGCTGGTAGATGTTTTCGTAGACAATGCAGTTCTTGGACAGGCTCATTTCAATAGTCCTCCATGTTGGCGGTTGCGTATTCTTTCGCGGCCGGAATTTCCAGGCCCGGAATAAAGTCGCCCTGCTGTTCAGGTTCCGGCAGGGCCTCCCGGGGTTCTTCACGGAATTCTTCAGGGGACGGAGCGTTGTTCCACGGAGTTTCCCCTTCGGGTGGGCCGTCTGTTTTTTCGGGAGTTACATTCCTCATTTCTTTTCCGAATTCCTGTTCATCGGTTTCCCGCATGGCCTCCTGAATAGCGAGGGGCAGATCCCATTGCTTGGAGGCACGCTTGATGACCGTTTTCAGGCCCATCTGGGGAAAGTCGGTTACCCAAGGCCCCACGATTTCCCCTTTCTTGGTCCGTGACTTGGTGCGATTCATAATGCCCTCGACGGCACGCAAGCTCATGCGCTCCCCATGCAAATAGCTGTCTTTGTCGGTCCAGGTGCAGTAAAATCCTCTGATGGGGTCTTTGGTATCATCCCATCCCGGAACATGGCTCATCGTGAATCTGCCGTCATCCAAGCGCCAGGAGAACGGCTCTCCGTTCCGCACAATGCCGATGTTCAGGTTGGTGACGCCATTGGAGCGGGCCATACGCATCAGCCCCCGGGCGGAAGGTATGGCTGCACACGTCAAAATAGACTGTCCGCTTGACTTATCGTTGACCCAGAAGGGCACCAGATAGCCGTGAATCCCGTCCGGCTCGCAACGCATCATCAGCAGGTTTTTGAGGGCCGCAATCAGCGTTACGGGGGCGCATTGCTGCAACTGGGGGGTTTTCTGGCAGCAATGCCAGAAGATGCTGATGCAACGTTCCGGCGTCATCATGCCCTCTACAAGTCCCGTAATGGCGTTTTTCATGTCCGAAGACATGACAATTTCATAGAGTGTCTTTTTTGGGACTGGATTTTGAGGCAAATTGAGTCTATCTATTGATTCGTTATTCATATTCGTTCATGTTGTGTTTAACAGGCCGGGTTCAGTTGCCGCTGACCCGGCTATTTTTTCAGTTATTTAATAATTCTCGGTACTCGCGATTTTTTTCATCGCAAAGATCTTGAGCTTTTTTCCGCGCCTCGTCTTGGGTTACTCCCGTTCCTGCTTCATAAAATACGCAATATATTAGCTTAATTACTAAAGGAGCTAGTCTAAGAAAGACATTAAAGCTCTCATCTCGTTTTTTAACGTAATATGGATTTTTCTTCCTGATTTCTTCTATTGATTCAATCAAGACCAATCTTGAAAAAGACACAAGCCCTTCTCCCGTCGGGTCAATACTTTTGTCTATTTTAATGAGTACTAGTCCCTCGTCATCTTCATCTTCCAGAACTTCATATTCTATTTCTTCGGGAAGCATGCCTTTCCATTTCCTCCCCTTGTAATCGGGCTTGACGATATCGCCCTTTCGGAATTTCCTATTCGGATCGTATTGATTAAAATCCCGTTCAAGCACATCAGGGTTGATGAAGCATTCCGTCCCGTTTTTACACTCAACATGCAAGGTCGCCTTTTCCTCTACGATGTCGATGATTGTCCCCTCGACTTTCACTTTAGTTCCAACAGTGCAATCTTTAAATTCCATTTTATTTATTTAGTTAATCAGTTAAAAAAGGTTTTTGAGCAGGAGGAAAATTAAGAAGAGGAATGTTCCTCCGGCAGTAACCAGTCCACACCAGAAAATCAGGTAAGCGAGGATTTTGGTAATCCGGGGCCCTGATTGGGCGGCTTGGGTATAGTTCCAGCATCGCTCCGCTTCGTCCGGGATGCCGTTGAGGCGTTCCCTGGCGCATAACGGGCACAGAAAGCGCGCGGTGAAGACGCCGTCCTGATGGTCCCCTACCAGGGACATCCATGAAGACGAGGCTTTCAGCGGCGCCGCGCACATGTAGCAGCGCGTCGTCTTTGCGGGGTGCGGGTTGTTGGTGATCGTTTCCACCATCCCCTTGAAGGGGCCCCGGTCAATGATGTGTTGATGTGTGGTCATTTTCTTTTGTTAGTTAAGTATTTTTCCACGTCTTCCATGTTATAAAGGGTTCCTTTTCCGACTCCTTCCAGCCTTCTTACATTCTTCCCCGCCCGTGCCAGGATGTTATCCATCTGCCGGGAGGAAATGTCATAATAATTGGCTAATGTAGAGCTTTTAGCGTATTTCTTTTCGATTGCTCCGAAAATGGAAACGGAAGACGATTCAGGCGTAGAAGGAACAGGCGTTGTTGCCAGCTCCCGCAATACTCCGGCCAGCGTTTCCAGCGCGGTCGCAAGGGTGGTCATGGTTGTGTCGTTTTCGCTCATGTTCGTTCTTCTGAATTGGCCGCCCGGACGGGGTTCCCCGCGCCTGCCAGACCGTATTACTCTATATACCTATTGATGTTTTGGTTTTGGTTTTAGGCCCCACCTGGGCCGGGCGATTGGTTAAAAGTCAGTTAGTCGTCGTAGTGTCCGTCCGGGTTGTAGCATTGGGGAGCGTGGTCAAAATCCCACTCATCGATTGCCTGCTCTATCTGCTCCAGGAGTCCAACCGCGACACCGTAGGAAATAGGTTCGCCGTCCACCCGGATGCACCGGTCTTCGTCGTCGTATTCAATGATCATTGTTCAACGTCCATCTAAATTTGATATGATAAGCATCAAAAATACGATAATGCCGCCTATAAGAATTAGAAGCACGCCATCATTCATAACTCGTTATTATTTTTAACTTTTGTCCTGGTGATTCTCGTCGTTCCTGACACGATGATTTGTTCTCCATCCGGCTTATAAATCACATACCCATATATTGGAATATCTGCCCTCGCTCCCATCTTGAACGTCTCAACACAGTTTGCATATCCCGTTGTAAAAACAGCATCGGGAATGCCGTTCTGTTCAATTTTAATTTCCCATGTTGGTGTCTCTTTTTTAGGGGCTTTTTTCTGATTATCGGCTTGTTTAACAGGTTGAGGCTCGGAACCCTGATCGCAACCTGAAAGAACAAGCCCGGACAAGACGAGGGCGAACAGAGCTTTCACTTCTTCACCTCCTTCTGTTCGGTTTTCTTAAAAGGTGGTTCACCACCTACAGGCAAAAAAACTCGCTTCTTAACAATGCGTTTTGTTTTAGGTGGTTCACCACCTGCGAGCAAAAAAACTACTTGCCCAGAAACAGATCTTTGTTCTTTTCGTGCAATCAGTTTTATCTGTTCAAATAAGTCAATAGGGAGGTTAATTGTTATTTGCTTTTTCTCGTATTTCTCTGGCGATGTTCTCATAATCTTCGGGTGTAAGAATTACATTTTGAGTTTGTTGAACCAAATAAGCGGTAATGATTTCAGTCATGGTCATATTCAGCTCTTTTGCTCTCTTTTGAAATTTTCGGAAGAGGACGATTGGTATCCATACTGAAATCTGTTTTTTGTCTATCTTCCGTTGACTTGGCATGTGCTCACCATAATCGGTGGTTAACCACCAGTCAATACTATTTTTCATTTTTCTACATTTTTTTTCATCATAAATCATACCTGAGCTCTTCACAATTTTTTTCCCTTCATTAGTATTAAGGGTGTAATGAAGATAATTAGGTATACAGATCTCGACATGGATTCCTAAGTCATCTTTGATGGAGGAACGGGAAAACGAAGAGATTGACGAGTTCATTTCTTTTTCTCCTCCTTTTGAGTGATGTTCCTCAAGATCCTTTTCGTGGTTCTCCGGCAACCTTCAATAATGCCGAGTCGGAAACAA